AGATAAAGATGATGTTAAAGATTTTAAAAAATTAATACCAGAGCTTCAAGATACCTGGCACAAGAAACAAATGTTTAGAACAGAAACAGAAATGAGATTCTCTGTTTTATCTGATAACAAATACCCAAGCAAAGCTGCTAAATACTGGCAATCAGTTAGAGAACAAAATACTCACTTTGAGAATTTAGTACATCTATCTTTTGATGCTAGAAAAAATGAAGTAGAAATTAAAAAATTACAAAGAGATATTAAAAAAGAAAAAGATCCATTAGAAGTTGAACTTAAACAAATAGAATTAGAAGAAAAATTATATGGTAAAGCAAGTATGGAATTAGTTGCTAAACATAGAATGAGAGAAGTTGCAACATGGTCTAAACTTAAAAAAGAATTTCATGATGGTAACTTTGATGACAAAGATGTTAACTCTCATCAAGCTGAATCTTATAAAATACAATTACAACATAGAGCAAATACTATAACTGCAGGTACTTCACAAGCTGAAGTATTTAATATTGTAGGTCAAGTAGATACTTTAAATAGAGTTATGGCATCAGGTGAATTAAACAAACCGGAAGAGAAAAAGAAACTTAGAAAGAAGTAATATGAAATTTGACTTTGTTTATCTTGGTCAGACAGTTTTAAAGTACGAAGTACCATTAGAGATCTTTGTTGGTCTTAATGAGATATACGAAAAACAAAAGAAACAATTACCTAAAGCTAATAAACAACTAGTTGGTAAAATAGAAGACGAAGTATCTTTATTTTATTCTGGTCCTAATAATGATAAGATGCATCAACACTCTTATCTACCTCAAGATATTTTAAAATGGTTTGATTCTATATTTGAGCATTACTTAGCTTGGAATAAAATAGGTCAAAATCATAGATCCATCAATTCTATTTGGGTTAATGAAATGAAGTCTCATGAATACAATCCCATACACATACATCAAGGTAAATTATATTCTGGTCTATCTTCTGTAATGGTTTTAAAAGTACCTAGTGAAACAGGTGTAGAATATTCAGCACCAGAAAAACCTATGAACGGAAGACTACAAATTATAGGTGCAGCAGCAGGTCAATTTGCTAAAACAGATTACTCACCTAATATGAAGATAGGAGATTTTTATATATTTCCATATGATATGAGACACTGTGTATACCCATTTAATGGCACAAAAGAAAAACGTAGAACTTTAGTTTGTAACTGTGATGTAGACTATAATCCAATAACAAGCAGAACAGCTTCAGGACAGAACGAATGATTATAAAAATGCCAAGATGGTCAAGTTATATGGCTACCACAACAGAACCTATTTTTACACCACAACAATGTGAGATGGTTATACAAGCAGGACACAAACAAAAACCACAGGTAGCACAGGTAGGTATGAATAAACCAGGTGGTGGGGTAGATACTAAAAAAAGAACGACAACAATATCTTGGATTCCTTTTAAAGAAATGAAAGAGATGTATTCACAAATTGAAGCTACTATGCAAGCAACAAATTTAAACCACTTTGGTTTTGAGAATATGAAAATTACAGAACCAGCTCAGTTTACAGAATATCCTAAAGGTGGATTTTATGATTGGCACATGGATTTAGATGTTAACGGTCAACACGAACCACCAGTTAGAAAAATATCAATGACTATATTATTATCTGATCCATCTACATTTAAAGGTGGAAATTTAGAATTTATGGAAAAAAACAAAGTACCTGAGTTAAAACAAGGTCAAGCTATATTCTTTGCAAGTTTTATTAGACATAGAGTTGCACCGGTAACTAAAGGCATAAGAAGATCTTTAGTGATGTGGTTTGGCGGAACTCCATTTAAATAATGAATAGAGAAATATTATTTCCAACTCCAATATATTTTAAAGATTTACCTAATGCTAAAGAGTTAAATAAATATTTATTTAAACATATTAAGGCTTGGTATAAGTCTGATCCCAAAGGTGAGATAAAAACTAATTCAGGTTATGGTTGGCATAGTAAAACCGACATGAATGAAAAAAAAGTATTTGATCCTCTTACACAAGAATTATTTAAAATGGCAGAAGAGTGTAATAAAGATTATGGCGTACAACCTAAACTAGGACTAGGTAATATGTGGGCTAATATTAATCCTACACATAGTTATAATAAAACACATACTCATCCTAACTCATTGTGGTCAGGTGTATATTATATTAAAGTGCCAAAGAACTCAGGTAAATTATTTTTAGAGGATCCTCGACCAGGACCTAATACTTACATGCCTAGACGACTAGACAATCTACCTAAACAATTGTGGCGTGTAGTAGCTTACGATGCAATAGAAGGAAGAATGGTATTCTTTCCAGCATGGCAACCCCATGGTGTAGATATAAATATGAACAAAGAAAAAGGTGAAAAGAACTGGAGAATATCTGTATCTTTTAATTTTATACAAACATGAGTTTTAAAAAAAATAAATACCAAATTATTCGTAAAGCTATATCAAAAGAAATAGCTGATATAGGTTATAATTATTTACAGATATCAGCAGAAGCAGATCATTGGATGTTACAAAATGGTGTAACTCATGAAGGCAATCCATTAGTAGGTGATTTTAAAGATAAACAAGTACCAGGATCCTATGCAAAATATGCAGATCGATTAATGGAAGTACTATTAGTTCAAACAATACCTATAATGAAAGCTAAAACAAATTTAGATTTAATACCCACCTATTCTTACACAAGATTATATAGAACAGGTAATGTATTAAACAGACACAAAGATAGACCTAGTTGTGAGATATCAACAACACTTAATTTAGGTGGCGACCCATGGCCAATATTTATAGATCCAACAGGTTCTAATAATGTTGTTGATGAACGCAAAGGTATAATAAAACCTGGTGCACCTAAAGGAAATAGGGTTGACTTAAGACCCGGAGATATGCTTATATACTCAGGTTGCGAACTTGAACATTGGAGAGAACCTTTTCAAGGTAAGTTATGCGGACAAGTGTTCTTACACTATAATCATGCGAATGGGCCCTTTGCAAAAACAAATTTGTATGATAAAAGACCACTATTGGGTATACCCAAAACTCGTTGATTCTCAACGCACTTTAATATAATCTAGGATACATATGTTACAAAAAGTAGGCTTTTTGCCAGGATTCAATAAACAGGTTACTGCAACAGGTGGTGAAAACCAATGGATAGATGGCGACAATGTTAGGTTTAGATACAGCACACCAGAAAAAATAGGTGGTTGGGCACAATTAGGATCTACAGAATTAACAGGAAGAAACACGGCAATAGCTCATTTTGTAAATTCAGTAGGTATCAAGTATGCTGCTTTAGGAACTAACAAAGTTTTATATGTATACTCTGGTGGTATCTTTTACGACGTACATCCTATTAGACTTACAGCAACTTTAACAAGTGCATTTACAACTACAAATGGATCAGCAACCGTTACAATAACTTTTGCATCAGCGCATGGTTTAAATATTGGTGATGTTATACTATGTGATAATTTTACAACTATTACTAATTCTAATTTTACTTCTGTTAATTTTGATAATGTTAAATTTGAAGTTAAAACTATTCCAACAGATACAACTTGCACAATTACTATGCCTTCTGTTGAAAGTGGTTCAGGTGCAACAACTTCTGGTGGTATAAGAATACAAGCTTATTATAGAGTAGGACCTGCTGTAGAAACAGCAGCTACTGGTTGGTCATTAGGTCAATGGGGCGGAACAGCTTCTGGTACATTTGTATCTTCATTGTCTGCAGGTATTAACGCATCAGTTACAAGTTTAACTTTAGCTAGTGCTACGTCATTTCCTTCGTCAGGAACCGTGATTATTGGAACAGAACTTATTACATACAGTTCAGTAAGTGGTAACACTTTATCAGGATTAACTAGAGGAGCGAATGGTACAACTGCAGCAATACATTCATCTGGAGCGGTTGTTACAGAAGCAGCAGGTTATGCTGGTTGGGGTGCAGCTCCATCAGGAGATATTGTTACAGCACCAGGTTTATGGTCATTAGATAATTTTGGTAATAAATTAATTGCAACAATATTTAGTGGTGAAACATTTACATGGAGTTCTGATGCTACAGATGCAACAGCTACAAGAGCAACTTTAGCTTCTGGTGCGCCTACAGCGTCACGTGATATGTTAGTATCTACACCGGATCGACACTTAGTATTTTTTGGAACCGAAACAACTATTGGAACTAAATCTTCACAAGATCAAATGTTTATAAGATTTTCTTCTCAAGAAGATATTACAGATTATACACCTACAGCAACCAACAGTGCTGGTACACAAAGACTGGCCGACGGAT